GTTGCGTGGTGTTTGCCTACTGATTTACCAATAACATCGAAAGGGTGTCTTGTATATTCCCTGCATAGGTTAAAGTACAATGCCCTTAAATAAACCAATTCATTCCTTCTTGATGGGTTGCTTAAATTTACTCCAGTTTGTGTTTCTACTATTTCTTTAATATTGTCTATTGTCATATTCGTATTCTTTTATTGCTTTTAATATTCCTGTACAAGCCTCGTAATCTTCCAAGTCCTCGTACATTTTTAATGTTTCGTACATTTCCTCTATACTTAGACCGTTTCTAAAGTCTAATAGTGCTAAAAGGTAATATTCTCTTACTATTGTTTTATTCAAAACTTATTTCAAGTTGATTTTTTTTAAATTGATAATTATTAAAATAATATTGATATTTGCCATCTAAACTTAAACGGACTGCGTTCATACCTCCTGTGTTGGGAAATATAAAAAAGCCATTATAATGTTTAACATAAACTGCAAAATAGTCTACACAATCCTTAGTGTATTCTCTTTTATTACCATTCATTATTGGTATGTGAATATTAGGGTCGCCTTCAATTGGTGTTTTAGTTGTTGATTTTATTTGTATTTTAAATAGTTCGTTTCTTACTTCCACAATACAATCATATATAGACGAATCTATTAAGGGCTTACAAACGTTTATTTCTCTTTTTAAACACTCTGCCGAGAAAAGTTGTTCTGCGTAAGCCCCAATATAATTTGTGTTCTTACTTTGCATTTATAATATACCCCTTAGTACATATTGGTCTAAGTCGTGTTCTTCTACAAAGAAGTATTTATATAGGTCTATTGCTTGTCTGAATTTGTCCTCGCCTCTTGCTATAAAATCTTCACTTGCTTCAAACACTCCTATATCGCAACTGCCTTTGTCTATTACCAAAAAAGTAACCTTACTTGCTTTGAATAGTCTTTTGTAAATGTACGCTTGCAAGTCATATCCGTATTTGTCTGCCGAGTACCTAAAACTGTTTAGTTCCTGACTACTTTTTAAATCAATAATGTGGTCGCCTTTTAGTATGTCTGCCTTGCCTCTTACAGGATAACCGTCTAACATTTCTATTGCAGGTACTTCAAACTCTGACTTGTTAATCAATTTTAACGCTTCTTCGTTTCTTAGTAAAGCATCTGCCAACCGTTCTGCCTCTTGTTTTTCTTTCTCTAAATAAACTTCACCGTGCTTAGATAACGCTTCCTTATATATGTTTGTGTTTTTAGTAGAAGCATCCACAAAGTGTAAGGCATCTATTTTGTGTGGTTCTAATACCATCCAATGCAATAGCTTGCCTTGTCGCAATGCAGGTGTTTCACTACTTCCGTACTTAATGACGTTTCTATATGTCTTTGGACTTTTGAGTAAGGTTTTTAGACTACTGCTACTCAATGCGTGTTTGCCTAAATGCCCATAGTAGAACTCGTCATCATACATCTGCGTAAGTATTTCTTCCTTACCCCAATGCTCATTGTTTAGTAGTGTTATCATATCCCTAACATTTCATCTTCTGATTCCTGTCTGCGTAGTAATTCAATCTCGCACCTCTTACGAAAGTAGTCTAATTGCGATTCGTCAAGGCACAAGTTCCGAAGTTCCTCTTCGGTGTAGCTTCTGTAAAATAATTCTTCGTAACTGCTCATAATTAATTGTTTTAAATTTATGCTAAGTTACTTATTAATTTTTAATTAACAAAATTATTTTTTGTTAAAAACATCTATACAAACCGCATATCTTTGGGCGGTGTCCTTGTATTCTGCAATCATAGTAGAATTAATCATACATCTTTGTATGAATTTTTTTTGGGTTTCACCCGTTTTTGGTTTCGGTATTGGCATCTTTTTTAGGTTCAAGTTTATCTAATCTCATTGAAAGTATCACACAAAACGTTTGCAGTTCTTTCAGTTCTCTTTGCATTTTAATTAAACTACTCTCTTTCATTTAAATCTTTCTTTAGTCGTTCTATATAACAAGCACCGTCTAATAATTCCTCTTGTAGGTGTTGTAACCATTGCAGGGTTGAAAGTTTACTATCGTTAAGTGTAGTGTCATATTTTGTTATCCCCATTTTACTTCTTAGGGTTAGCAATTGTTTTACACTTTCTACTATTGGGTCGCTAATATCTTTAAGTCGTCTTGTGTTTAAAGACGTAGAGTAGTCTTTTTCCCAATATTTGCTTATACTGTCGCTCATAATCCCAGTTCTTTTTCTTTTTTAAGTTTTAATATTTCTTGTTCAAGTTCTTGTACTTTCTTTTCAGCTTTTTGCGCTCTGTCTATCGCTCTAAGTTTGTCTGCCCTATATTCGTTAAGACTTTCATTGTAGTAGAGTTCGTTTTTATATATCTCTGTTATATAATAGTTGATGTCTATAAGGCTACCCATTAACTTTTCTACCGTGTCGTTTGGTTTCTTTTCTTGCCATTCTAAAAATGTATTTGCAAGTATATCAAAATTTGCTAAATATTTTAAATGCTTTAGATTGTGTATTTTTTTGTTCATTAGAATTTACATTTTTTACAGTTCCATTTTTCGCCTAAGTTATTAATAAATTCTATAAAATCAAATGCCTTTATAAAATGCCAACCGATATTCGGCTCATACCAAGCTGTAACCTTGCATTTTTCAAGTGGTATATTTTCCTCATCATTATCAAATTCGTGTTCTACTTTTAGTGCAATAGACTTTTCTCCCCACCTATCACAAATGCGTTCAAGAATTAACTTTTGACCCGTTGGTATTTTATTATACTTTCTTTTAACCTCCCCTAAGATTAAAATTTCGTTGTCAAATTCTAAAACAAAGTCTATATCACTTGGGTGTAACTTTCCATTTTGCACACCCGTAAAGTCTATGACCTGCTTTACTTGGTTTCTATTTCTTATTAAACTATCCAAGATACAAATTGTAAACGGCTAACAAGTCTTTCCAAACCACCTTAGCAAAACTACAAGGGGTGCATTGTACTTTGGTATTAAATATTCTTTCGTAGATTTGTTTGTACTCCTCTTGTTCATCAGGACTAAACTTATTTTTTTTAGTATCTACTGCCATTTTAATAAGTTCAAATTCTTTTTCGGTAAAACATTTAGGCTTTTTGTACCTAAACATCTGATTAAGTTTTTCTTTTCTTTGGTCGCATCCACAATCTTCTCCTGCTAACCATTTAACCGCTTTTTTTATTCCAGTTGCAGTAGTTATCTTTTCTACGGTATCTCCAAGTCCTTCACTTGCCTGTGCGTGATTCTTTGCCCATTCCTTATAGGCTTTAGTCCTCTTGTCTTTTGGTGCTAATTCGTTCATAATCTTGGTTTTTTAAATCTTCGAAATCTTCGTTAAACAATTCTTTTAGTTCTTCTTTGCACTTTTTTAGTGTGTTAAATATACTTACCCAACTTATGTTAGTTTCTTCTGCTATTTTTCTTATAGACATATCAGTATCTCGGTAAATCTTAAATAGTGTTTTGTCATACCATCTCCAATTGTCTATGTGTTCATCTATTAGTGTTCTGAATTTATCATATCCTATTTCAGCATCCATTTCCGAATAGTCCGCAATTTGCATATAAACTTCTTCATCATCAAGTTCAACTTTTTGTATTTTGTTTTTAGCATTACAATACTGTAAAAAAATAGAGCGAAGGGTAAAATAGCAATAACCCCTGCTAACAACACCTTTCTCCACAATCTTTTCTTCGCTTGCATATTTATATAAGGTTATGTACATCTCCTGCACTATATCCTCCGCATAATCATACTCACCAAAAGAATGTACTATTTTAATCCATTCGTTATGTCGTTTGGCGACTCTTTCGAGCCATTTTGATTCCTCCATATTACGTTAATACTTATTATTCCTAAAAGACATTGTAAAGTATATTCCGTAATTTCATTATTGTTTTCTGTAAATGTTTCGTTGTGTACTAAAGCACCAATAACAAATCCCTTAATAGGACTTATAATAATATCTGCCTCAACTATAATTCCAATGATGACAAATATTAACCCTATTAACATTAGCATAAAAAATACTGGTACAAAGGGGTGCGTAAATAAAAGTTCTGCGTTCAAAATTCTATATTTAAAGGTTTATCGTGTAGAATGTCTTTGCCGTGAAATTCAAAGCCTACATTATTTATAGACATTCTTAATTTTATAGGTTGTTCGTATGGTGTGCATCTGCCTCCTGTTTCCGTTTCTTTAACCTTTAGAACGTGTAAGTGGCTAAACATCCAATCGGTTTCAGATGAAGTATACCTGTGGCAACTTATTACATCGTCCGCACGGTTACTCCATTTACCTCCACCCTCAACACTTGCAAGACCTAAAGGCATTGGCAGGTTTTCGTATTCGTGTCCTTTGACGTGTGTTCTACGCAAAGCATCAGTAACACCGTGAGCATTTAGATAAACGGTTACATTTTGTTTTTTAGCAAATATTCTAAACTCACTTGCCACCTGATAATCGTATTCGTGTCCACCTACTGATTTTAAAAGCTGATGGTCTTTACTTAAACTATTATAAGGGTCTATAAGTATTGCGTTATAATTCCAAGCGTTCTTTATTGCCTGTGCTTCTTTTAGTAAGTCTTTATAAGTGTAAAGTTCCTCTACGTCTATAATTTTAAAATAAGTGTCTGCCCATTGCATTGCCTTTTCTATTTCTTCTTCAGGCGCAGTATGTATGGGCTTATTCATTTTAAACTCTATTATCTTTCTTAGTATGCTTTGGGGTGTGTTTTCACTTGACCATATAAGAAATCTTAGTTTGTGTTTTATTGCCCACACGGTAAACAAGTAGCATATTATAGTAGTCTTACCTACGTTTGCGTGTCCAATTATTAAATTAAAATTACCCTGCTTATACCGTATGTATTCGTCTATTTCAGGTATTCCTATTTTTAGTCCTTCTTTTACCCTGCCGTACTTAATGTCAAGTATTTTGTCTTTTATTGTTTTGCTTTGTGCTATCATCTTATTTCATTATTACCTAAACCATATTTAAGTTTTTCCTTTTTAGTGTTTCTTTTTTCGGGTGTATATTCGTACCCTAATATAGGGTTAATATTGTAATTCCAAAAGTCTTTAGGAAATTTATCTCCTTCTTTAAGTTTTTTAAGCATAAAAAAAAGGGGGCAGTTGCCCCCCTATTGTTAAAATGGTAAATCAGTTTCAAGTTCTCTCGCTGGGTTTTGCTGTGCGTTAGTTACTTCGTTTTTTACTACCGTTGCAACGCTCCATCCCACAATGTTATTATAATATTTGCCATTGTATTCATTACCTCTAAGGTTAATATTTACAGATACCTTTTCTCCTACCTTGTGCTTTTTGAGTATGTCCACGTTTTTATTCATAAACTCTACAGCAATGTTTTGAGGGTATTTGGTATCTTCATCTATTGTAAGTACCATCTGTTGTTTAGTTAGCTTATCGCTAATCGTTACAGGTTCATTTATTAGTTTAATAGTTCCTTGTAAATTCATTATAATTTATTTAATTCTGATTCAACTTCTTTTGAAACCTTGTACTTGTTTCTTATCTGCTTAACTGTTCCACCCTGCTTAACGTATTCAATCATACTATTAAAATCAGGAGTGTTTTTGTTTAGCCACTTTTTCTCATTGTCTGGTGTTATAGGTAAATCAGCTACTGAATTGCTTTTTCCACCTACTACCCAATCTGCAAACTGTTGCGCAGTACTTAACACTTTTTCAGGTGTCTTGCTTTCTTCCTTTTGCCAAAATACATTAGCATTAGTAAGTGCATTTTGCTTAATAATGTAAAGTTGTGTCTTGTCCATAACTAATACCGTTTTGAATTGCTAATTGTTTTTTAAGTTGTTCGTTTTCTTCTCGCAGTTCCAAGACCTCGCCCTGAAGTTCTGCTACTTTATAATATTTCATATTGCTAAGATAGTAATTTTTTTTAAATAAAAAAAGGGGCAACTAAAAGCTACCCCTTAAACAAAACAATAAAACAATTAAAATTACAGAAAAGGTTTTAATTTAGTAGTGTACTCATCAATCATTTCTTCTAAGTCTGTAGTACTAAATTTAACGGTTTCTTTACTTTTCAAATATAAGTCGTTTGCAAGTTCCGAACCAAGAAAAATTGAATATTTATATTGTTCACCCTGTTTAAACATATTACATCCACAGCACTGGGGTTTTACGTTACTTTCATCCCAACGTGTTGAGTAATGTTTCCTACTCATAAAATGACCTGCTTGTATGTTTTTCCAATGGTATTGTTTACCACAAGTAACACAAGTACACATTCCCCTTTTATCTGCGCTACTTAGTCTTATATACTTGCTAAATACTACATCCAACTTTTTTACAAGTTTACTTCGTGTTGGTTTTTTAGCAGTCTTAGGCATAGTTTTACGCATCCATTGCTTGTACTAAACTCTTACCCAATGATTCGTCTATACCCTGTATCATACGGTAAATATACTTACTATCAGACTTTACTTTTTTTTTCTCACCTACAAGACTATCTATACCTAAATTAGTATATTGGTTTGCATCTAATTGTAAAAGTAAATCTGTACGTTCTTTTACAGAAATTGCAAAATCTTTAGCAATCTTTTCAGCTAATTGTCTAATAGTAGTATCTTCCATAGTATTAAGTATATATTAATTAGTTAAACATTATATCCCACTAACCCGCCAAAGGTAGTCTTTTTTTTTGACAAAGTAAATAGATGTTCATAATTAATGATAATTATTTACCCTGTCCTTTATATTTCTTGCTGTAAAGTTTACTTGATTTTAGGCTACTTGTTTTGCTTTTAGCGTGTATGCCCTTACGCTTTTGTTTAGGCTTCTTGTAGTAATTACTTGTTATTTGTTTAGCCATTACCTTGTTTTGTCTTTTAGTTTCTCAAAAGTTCTTAAACCACCCAAGCCTAACATACCTAAAAGAACTGTAAATAAAGGTTCTGTATCCAAAATAGGAAACTCAACACTCGGATATATAGTTCTAATAATTGGAAAGGCAATATAATGATAAGCAAAAGCCAAACCGCAAACCCAACCAATAGCAGGCCTCCAACCAGCAACAAATAAACTACGATGCTGCGCTTCTGCTTCATTTATTTTTGTTTGTAATTCTATTAATTCTTTAGGGTCTAATTCTTTCCCCTTAATAGCTTCTCTTATCTCCCAAGCTAAACTTCCAACGGCAGATTTATTTCCGTTATTACCCTTTAAAATACCTAATAAAAATTTAAGCATAACGTACTACCAACTGTATTAGTATGTCCAAATGACGTTTGGTGATTTACTTTCGTCTGAATCGACGTGTATGAATGTGTCAGCAATACCAATCCTATTAAATCCTGCTTTAATAAGGGTATCAAGTATAATCCATCTTTCTCTCGAACCCTTGCAGGATATATCCGCTGCTTTGCCAATAAGGTGGCTGGAGTTGGATTTTCCTTTAACAAGTTCATTTCTTTCTTTGGTT